CACTATTCTCAGCTGTTGGTGTGTAATCTGTAATATCTTCTTGAGAAGAAAATCTTATAAACATATCGTCTTGTGTAGTCTTGTCACCAATAGTTGTTTCTGTTCCAAAAAATACTAAGTGACGATCCGGTGTAGATACTAACATATCACGTGACGCTGTTGGTGCACCTGATATAATTGTAGCTCTTGTTGATGTTGCATTAGTTGCATCACCATCCCATTGAAAACATTCTCCGTTATGGATTAAAGCAATAAGTGTTGTTCCTAAATTATCCAAGGACCATAGACCTGGATCAGTTACTGAGTCAGTGTTGGCTGCTGGTGATCCCCAACCTGTAAAAGAAGAAGTGTTAGTTACCGTAGCACCATTACTGTGCGCAGCTCTTGTAGTTCCTCTTACAGCTCTTGTTATACCAGTTAATTTACTACCCGATACACCTGTGTAAGATATTTCTTCTGTTCCTACTTGAATAAAGTTTGTACCAGAACTTGGAAAACCAGTCGTGCTAGCTAGTGTAATTTCTGTAGCCGAACCATTATTACCATTTGTGTCGTCGCCTAATAAACCATTTAAGGTAGTTGTTAATGCACCTAAAATGTTACCACCCCATAATGATATACCCCAACCAAACGCACCTAGTTGTTCTGCTGGTCCTACATGATAGTATTGATAATATGTTATACCACCTGATGTTGTGGCACCACTGCCTGTTTCATTACTAGGCATTGTAATAGTAATCGTAGTTGTACTAGGTACACTTGTTACCATAAATTTTTTATCAGCAAAATCTGCTGCAACAAAATTAGAATTAGTAATCGTACTAAATGTAGTTGCATCACCAAATAAAATAATATCTTGTGGTTGAAAATTATGTGCACTACCAAATGTAAGTGTTACAGTTGGAGATCCGTTAGTTGTGCTAAACGCACTTGTAATAGCTGTACCTGATGGATTAGTTAATGGATGTATATCGTAGTACACACCACCAGAATATACATATAAAATTTTGTTGGTTCCTATAGCTGCAAATTTAGTTGATGCCTTGTTTACAAAATGATGTAAACCTCTAGCTGCGCCTGTTAATTTACTCTCTCCAAGTTGATTCCAGCCACCTATTTTTTCAGGTGTGCCGTATCTAAAACGAACGTTTTCCCCATCTATCCATTGCGACTCAGCACCTGTTGATGTGACTTGTTTATTAAACCCTGGTAAGAACCCTAATTTTTGTAACATATAACTCCATTTATGTATTCCTTATTGGTGGAACACCTAACATTGGCCTTCTGTCGAACCTATTCTTTTCAGCAAAAGGACCATTTAAATGGTTATAATGAAGAAATACCTGTCCGCAAGTAGTTCCTTCAAAAGGTTCTCTCCAATGCTCTAATTCACATCCACTATATACTAGCATATCGCCAACATCAAGCAGGACTTTTGTGCCTTTAGGAGCATCGGGTTTATGTATGTTTTTATATTCATCTATAACACTATCCGCACCTGTGCCGTCTATAAATATAGGCCATGGATCTCCACCTAAATTAATAGTCGTAGATATTTCACAACTAGGTCTGTCTTTGTGTCTTTTTAATTCGTCACCATGTTTATATATTCTTGCATAGGAATAAGTAGGACATAGGTCTAAGCCGGTTTCTTGTTGCATTACTGGCAATACTTTAACAAGTAAAGTCTCCATTACATTATCAGCATAACATGAGAAAGTATTAGGTATTTGCTTATCGGTCCATGTACCAAGCATACCATTGTCATAGGTAATGTTGTTATCATACATGTATTTAACTGCATCACGTTTGAGTAGAAAATAGTTAAAGATAAAATTAGCTAACTCATAGCTAACTGCACCTTTGATTACTTGATATTTATTGAAAGCCATTTTGTATAAAATTAAAACTTACTGATATTCTTATATCATTTGATTCGTTAGGTTCAACACAATGCCATAACCAAGAAGGAAACATAAGTATTCTACCCTCTTTTGGATCTAAATGTATTTCTCTCCACAAATGTTTCGGGGGTTGTCCTTTAACTCTTGTAGGCATATTTGTTTGTATACCTGGTCTTGGATCATTACAGACAAGTTTACCTGAATTAGGTTGTGATTTTACATAGTATACACCGCTAAATAAACTATTGGGATGTATGTGTGGTCTATTATATCCACCTTTATAATTTATGTTAGCCCACATATTACCTAATCTTGGTTCTTTATCTAACCACTCTTCTTTAAATACTTGATACTGCATTTTAAATAACTCATCTACCAACGATTTAAATTGTGGTAACTCATGCATATTAGTTTCACTATGCCAACCATTAACATTTGTTTTTTTAACACCTGGGTTTTGTTTAGACCAAGCAATAATATCATTAGCTAATTGTTGATTATCTAAGTTAACATCCTCTGCATATATAAGTGTGGGAAAAAATCCTTCAGCAATCATCTAAAAGGTTTGCCTCCAAACCAACATACTAAAGATTGTCTCATACCTTTGGTTACTGGATTAACTCTGTGATTTAAAAATGATGCAAATATAATTGCGTGTCCTTGTTTTAGTTCTGCAAATTTACCAGGTGCCATAAGTTCTAGATCTCCACCTTTAAACTCTGACGGATCATTTAACAACAACGTCATTGATATTTTTCTAACAGGTGGTTCATGTTGCATGTTCACATCACAATCCATATGCCAGTCATAAAATCCTCCTTCTGGATATTCTGTAAATTGAGCTTGTTCTGTAACTTGTATATCACCAAACCCAAAATGGTTTTCATTTGCTTTTTGTATAAAATTATTAAGATCACGATACATGTGTTCCATTTCTTTAAAAGGTATCCATGATATTGTTGTAACTCTTTTCTTTGTATCAGTTCCACCACCAGGTTTATTCATACCCACTTGTGCTTGTTGTGGTTTCTGTGCTCTACCTGATGCAATAATCTGTCGACATTGATCTGGTGTAAATAATGGTGTAGTTGTTTGAACTATCCAACTTTTCCATTTAGGTTCTGTAATATGTCTATTTTCGTACATTAACTTACTCCTCTGTTTCTAATTGGGTCATACTGCACATCCATATTTGCAGCAAGTGTTCTTCTATATCCTGGTCCATTAAATGGATAAACGCAATGTCTCATGTCATATGGAAATATATAAAAGTCTCGTTCTTTAATATTTGGTTGATAATCTACATTTGCAAAGTGTCCGTTAGCTGAACCCAGTATTTGTAATTTACCATTTTGTGGTTGATTTGGTGCTGAGTATTCTACACCATAAGACTCTGGTAATTTTAAAACCATTACAGAAGATAATCCTGTAAACAATGTTCCTTGATGCACGTGCACTGGATTGTACTCATGTTCAAACATCGTGTTAACCCAAATAGAATTAAAATGCATATTATATTCTTTAATTTTATTCCATTCTAAATAATGTCTGAACTTTTGTTCAAACCACATTAATACATTATTAGGTAAATGATTATGTTTAGTCATTTTATCACTGTCATCACCATTAAAAAACAAACTATGTTCTTTTTCTATCTTACCAACTAATTGTTTATTAGCGGGTTTTAATTCAGGATACTTTGTTTCGTAAATATGGTTGATTGTATTATAAACATCTAAAGGCACTTGATATTTTAAAACCGACTGACCTAAAAATATAAAACTAAAATCTGATGTGTTCATATTTTTGTCTAATCCTTTCTGGTATTTTATCTATGTAAGGATTGGGTACCTTTTCAACTGTTGATCTTATGTTATGCATATTCTTTCCTAAAACTGTATCGTCATACTTCATACCATTAACTTCTACTTGTTGCAAGTCTTGAAACCTATGGTTAAAATAAGGCAGATTCATAAACTGATATACTTTACGAATCTCTTGTTCTGGTTGTGAAACTAAATCATCATACTTTACATAATGACACATATCTTTGTAGTTGTATGAATTTTTAATTGCCTCTAAATCTTTTGCAACAGCACCCTCTTTATTCATAACTATAGATAATTTTTCTTCATCTGTATTTGCAAGTTTGTTAACAAATGCATCAGGATTTTCTGTATACCATTTCATATAACTAGCTAAAACATCTACGGTATCTCTAAGTAACACTATACATTTAAAAGGTCTTTTAAAATGTTTTTGCATTAAATACAGATTGCCTTCAGTCATTACAGGTCCACGATCAATGATTATTGGTTGTGGCCAATCTTTATAGTAAGTATCATACACAACATCTAATACATTATCTAAAGACTTGTGATCTGGATAGTTTTGAAACACATCCGTTTGTTTAAGTAAAAACAAATCTTTCATTATCTCTAATGTAATAGAGTTAGGTGTACAGGCTATCTCTGGATTTTGATTTATAATACTTGTAAATAAAGTATTACCAGATCTAGGTTGTGCTACTAAAAAGAAAAGTTGTTTATTTTTCTTTGGCTCCAAGGTCATTAGTCAATTGTTCTTTCTTGTTATAGATCATCTCTCCTGATTTTTTAACTCTTTCTATCGTTTGTAATTGTCCTAATACATTAAACACTTCAGGTTGACTTGAGCCTGATGTTAATGTCTCTGCTTTGTTTTTCATTATTAAATGATACGAATCTAATTGGTGTCTGTTGACATCTTGTGTATCAAATGAACCATCATCAAATTCTTTTTTAAGTGTTGACCATAGTTTAATTTCTCTCATTCTATCTCTTGCTACAAGTTGCATGTTAGCTACAGAATAAGTTTTTTCATCTATGTCTATTTGAAGTAGTTCTCTTTTTAAAGGATCTTCTTCTGTCTTTAATTTTTCTTGTAATCTTTTTAATTTAACTTCATTACGTCT